CTCTCCGTTGTTGTTTCTTTGTTGTTTTGTTGTACTTCTGCTTCCGCTTGTGCTTTTGCTATTGCTTCAGCTTTTGCCTTTTCATCTGCTTTAATTTTACCTTCCAAGTCTTTTACTTGTGTATTTAACTCTTTAAGGTATTGCAATTTTTCTGTTGGTTCCATGTCTTGGATCTTATTAAGAGACTGCGAACTGAAACTCGCTTGTTCTTCATAGTAAGGCGTCTTATAATTGTCATATGACATTCCTTGAGTATTTCTAAATAATATCTCACGAATTGACTGACTTTGATTTGGTTTTGTAATAATCTCTCCTGAATTATCCTCTACCGTTACTTTTGCCGGATTCCACCGGTCTTTTACTGATGGTTTAACTTTCTTTGCCATTTTCTTCTTTGTTTATAATTGTCATTAAATTGGTGTTTAATCGTTGAAACTCTTTATATAGAAGTGCTAACGCTGAACCGTTTTCATATACCATTTCCTCTATTGAATGATCTTTTATATACTGCTCTTTGTGTTCTTTCCATTTTGTTTGGAAATCTTTTACTTCTTTTTTGTTTTCTGATTTAACTACTTTCATGATTATTAATTTAATGTTGGATTACTATGATATGGCATTGGTCGCAATGCATCTACTTTATGATATAATGATATCCATAACTTATCTTCTTCACTATCTGTAATAGCAAATATTCTATCATCTGGAGTACACTCAACAAATGATTGATTCAATAAAGGTGTTGAACCAAATCGTCTAGATAACTCCCAATGTGCTAATGTGTCTCTAAAATCCCCTGCGATTCGATTTTGCGAATACTTATACTCTGCATAGCGTTGTTGATATCCAAATATCTGATTATCTGACATAGTAGAATCTTTACCGTCATCTGCATCACCATATAAGAAAATTTCTCTGTTATAAACTTCTTGTTCTCCTAAATTAGCGAACTGGGGAAAATAATGGTCAAACTTGTCAAACTTTTGCCAGAATCTAGATAATCCTTGAATATAACTTGTTTTTGGTACAACTCTTAATAAACCCAATACTATACCATGCTCATCAAATGATTGCTGAAATCCTATACCGTCTCCAAGACCTAATGCATGGCCCGTCATATCTCCTTGAGGTCTATCTGTTGAGCCTTCATTTGCATATGTACTTAATACCTCTGAAATCATAATTGGTGTTTTTCCACCTCCTAAATATTGCGGTACTTGTACTGTGTAATCTGGTATTCTTTCGCCAAAGATTGCAAAAATTTGCTCTCTATAACGTGACCCAGCACGTGCCATAAGTTCAAGCCATTGCTGTAATGCTGAAGCTTTACGTAACTCATTAATTGTTACACTTTCAACTTCTCCCTCTAATTTTACTGTTGAAGATGTATAACCGGTATTTACTTTTATATAAGAACTTGAATAATAAGGATCATGTTCTAAATCACCTGGATTTGCTGTATTACCTGATAAATCTACAACCCTGTCAACACTTACTGTACCAAGTGGTAATTCTACCTCTGTACCTCTTTGTAAAAAGGGTAGGGCAGAAGTAAAATAATCTTTTTCCCAATTAGTCTTTCTAATATTTAATTGATCATCTAAAGAATTACTTAATTGAATACCGCTATTTGTGTATTGTTCATACTCTATACCAACGTTTTGATCTCTAAAATACTCGTGATATATAAGTTGATAAGCCCTGAATGGAAGAACTGATAATTCAACATTTGGAGCACTTTTTGTCCATGCTCCACCATTAATTGCATTACCATTGACATCTCCTGATAAAGATCCCTGAGTTGGTGGAATACCTAAATAATCTGCTAAAGTACCTTTTGACATATATTGTGTGGCAGTAGTTCCATTTGAAATTGAAACTCTTGGATAACTTGGTAAATCATTTCCGTCTTCTCCACCCGTAATAAAATCTTTCCATTCGTCCCATACTAAACGATAAGGAACAAAGAAATAATCCATTTTAAAATCTACATTGTGCATCATTGGTGCTAATAAAGGACTAAAACGAATCAGCTGTTGGGTTTTTACTCTAAAACTATCTCCAGGGATAATATCTTGAATAAATGCGGGGTATAAATAACCCATATTCCCCGTCTGTTTTACCTCGTGTGATAAGTCAAACTTATTCTTACGTGGTTTGCTTACTTGTATACTATTCATAATGTTTCATTGTTATTAACTGAATCTCTATGACGTTTTAAATCGCTATCCTTAGCGTGTATATATTCGAGAACTTTTCCGTCATAGTATTTTTCTAATTTTTCCTCGAATGCTTTCATTTTTTTATCTAAATGTT